ACCTGCCAGCCCCTAATGCCCCCTCTACTCACCATACCCTTTGCTTACACTTTTTGGTGTAACTTCTTTCTTTATTGTTTGTGGTTCTATTTTTATTTTACTTTGGCCTACTTTACCCTTTTACACTTTTTGTTGTACTTTGTAAAAAACCGCACTTTCGGTAGTGATTGATAGGTGATTTTGGCTGAAAGCTTTGGTATCATTGAGTTTCTTTCATTTTGTGACATACTTAGGTTATTTTTTCTACCCTCGATTATTTTACACAAAAATGTGTAAAAGTACCTAAATGTAGTGTTCATGCGGGTTTCAGCGGATTATTCATCTAAAATTCATCTAAATAACGTCTAAAAACGTCTAAATTTTGTCTCGTTTTGACATAAATACACTTTTTTGTGTACATTTGCAGTATGGACATTCAGTACATAAGAGAACTCCGAATCAAGTATGGCATCAAGGCCCATGAGGTTGCCAAGGCTATTGGTATGGATAGGGGTAACTACTCTGCTTGGGAGAACGGGTTGAAGGAGTATAAGCGTAAGGGGCCAGATTATATGATTACTGCTGTATCTTATTTGCGTTCTCGTGCCGAGGTAATGCGCAGAAGTTTATTGGAGGGATAAATAAAATCTATAACAAATTTCTACTGATGACTTCTACTTTTTACATAAAAGCGGTTTTGGTCGCTGCCGCTAATATGAAGCGGTACATTGACCAGATTATTATTGAGGAAAAGGCTTTTGGTAGTGCTAAGAAATTCTTGGTAGACACAAGGAAGAAAGCCGAATCTATCGAGAAGGATATTATGTTACGGACTACTCGTGAATTGGCAGAGATTATTCGTAAGGAGATTTCTGATAATTGGGAAACGATTGCCTTTGACAATATCTTGTTTATGGCTTTAGAATTGGATGAGGAACGGCTGCGTAGGCTGGAGCAATATGCCGAGGACTTGCTTAACGAAATGAAATAATATGTACAAATACCGAAATTTAACATACGATTACATAGATTGGTATTCATTTGATTGCCAATGGTTCTTGAATGGAGGTGGTCAAACTAAGTACGGAATAATTTATTATGGAACTTTGGGATAAACAACCGACTGATTTATACTTTGCTAACTTGCTTGCGAGCGAACAAATCGTTGTAAATCAAGGCGGTACATCTTCTGGAAAATCTTATGCGTTAATGCAGGTGCTTTTGTCATTAGCGGTATGTAATCCTAATTGGACAATTACCGTTGCTGGCTCAACCATTCCTAAGTTGAAAGAGGACGTTATGAGGATTACTGCTGAATTGGTATTTACTAATAAGACATTGGCAGGTTTGATTAAGTCCTACAATGTGCAGGATAGGATTTATACGTTCAAATCAGGCTCTTTAATTGAGTTCAAGTCTTATGATACCTTAGAAGAGGCCAAAGGAGGTAAAAGGCACGTTTTGTACATGAATGAGGCCACTCGTTTCCAATATGATGTATTTTTTGAACTTGCCATCAGGACTACGGTGAGAACTTTTATTGACTACAACCCTACGACAAGGTTTTGGGTGCATGATATTCTATTGGGTAATCCTGACCAATATCCGTCTGTAAAGGTAATTAGGAGTTGGCACGAACACAATCCATATTTAAGCGAGGATATGCACCGCAAGATTGAAAGCATATCAGACAAGGAATTGTGGAAGGTTTACGCTCGTGGGCTTACTGGTAAGTTAACTGGGCTTGTTTTTGATTGGGGTATAGTGGATAAATTTCCTACCAAGGATATTAGCGAGATTATTTGGGGCATAGATTGGGGTTACACATCGGATCCCACGGCTATTACAAAGGTTGCTTGCTTAAATGACGGCACATTTGTTACAGAGGTAGTATTTTACGCTCCGATGAGTTCAATCCTAAAGACAGATACTGGTGATGAGAAAATTGCCGAGGTAGATTATCTCATTTATGTAATGCAGCAAGCAGGATATAATGGGGAACCGATTTACGCTGACCATGATAAGGAATTGATAATTAGGTTTAGGCAGAAAGGGATAATGGTTCTTGCGGCAGAGAAAGGAACAGGTGCTGAATTGAATCGTATTCTTTACTGCAAGCAAAAGACAATTAAGTACACGGCCAAAAGCACAATGTTGGCAAATGAATTGGGTAGATACAAGTTTGTTGAGAATGACGGGAAAAATACCAATTCAGTCAGCAAGGGTAACGACCATGCCATTGATAGCTGCGTAATGGCCATTTACTCCCATAGAAATCGGGCCTTGATAAAATAGATTTTGTAAATATATTTTGGTGCAGATATAGACATTAACATCTAATTAACAATACAAGTGTTTGTAATGTAAATCGTGGGTTAATATTGGTCTAATTTTGCATCAATGGGTTTCGTTGACCGAGTTAAAGACTTTATTTGGAATACAAGCGCATCTCAAGCGGCAACTCCTACACAGCAGGGGATAAAGTTTTTTGAGAATGCGGGTACTACTTATTGGCAACCGATGACCGATCCTGCGGTCATGGCCGATTGGATTTTAAAGTGTCCGCCATTGGCGTATATTCTGAATCGGAAGGCAATGGCCTTTATTAATGGCAATACAGAGGTATTGAACCTGACTACGGATAACTACGCACGAGGCAGGTACAAGGATTGGGAGAAGCTAATGATGAAGCCTAACCCGCTTCAAACCGATCGGCAATTTCGTGTTGAGTTATATACTTACATACAGGCTTTTGGTTATTGTCCAGTTTTGATTGACCAGCCAGCGGGTTTTACTGATTTCAGCCGTGTTCAGTCTATTTGGGTATTGCCGCCTAATTACTGCAATATACAAGTTAAGCAAAGCAAAAGCATAATCGGTGTAAAATCATGGACGGACATGATTGATTATGTGGATTTTAATTATGGTGGAACTACTACTCGTCTTGATAAGAGCAAGTTATACTTTTTCACAGATATATCTACGAACATGGACAATCTCATGTTCCCTGATAGTAAACTTACGCCTCTTAAATACCCGATTAACAATCTTATCAAGTCGTATGAGGCTCGTGGCGTAATTGCCGATAGGCGTGGTGCTGTGGGCATTTTAAGCAACGAAAGGGCCGATGGTATCAGTACCCTTCCAATGACTGAAAAGGAGAAGGAAGCGGTGCAGAATGATTACTACAAATATGGGATGCGTAAAGAGCAATGGCAACTCTTTATAACTAATATCCCGATGAGGTATCAGCAAATGGCCATGCCTGTAAAGGACATGATGCTGTTGGAGATGGAGCAAGCTGATGTGCGTACAATTTGTAACGCTTTGGGCTATCCTTTCCATCTTCTTTCCAATGAGGAGGGTACGACCTTTTCAAACATGGAAAAGGCTGACGCAAGTTTGTATCAGAACTCAATCATCCCCGAAAGTCTGCATTTTGCCGAACAAATGAACGAGGCTTTACATACTTACGAAAACAATGTAAAGATTCGTTACGACTACGATTGGCTTCCTGTTATGCAAGCCGATGATAAACTCCGTGCTGAAACCCGCAAACGTGCAGGTGAGGGGCTTATTTGGGAGTTTAACAACAATATCATTACTTGGAACGAGGTCAGGATTGGTCTTGGCATTGACACCGTTCAAGGCATGGATAAATACAAATATCAATTAACTGAAATCTATGGAGAATCAATCCCCCCTGCTTCAAGCACAACTACTGGAGCAGTACCAAACTCTTGATAGCATACGGAATAAAGCGACTGAAACACTTACGTTGAAGGCCGCAGGGTCTATGATTGCGTCCAACATTACGGGCAGCGGAAAAAGTTACATTGCCCCCGAAGGGATGGGGTATTTCCCTGTTAAGGACACTCACAATGCCCGTTTGCTTGACTTGTTCCCTAAGATACCTGTAAGCAGCCACACGGTTGTTATAAGCAACGAAACTGCTCCTGATGGAACGGTAGCTTTGGTGGAAGAAGGCAACGAGAAACCGCTTGTGGATAGCGATGTTGCTGTGACCAAGGTGGATATGACTAAGTACGCAGGTATTGTCACGGTGAGCGATGAAATGCTGACTGATATTGATTTTATGACCAATCTCATTGAGAACAAACTTGCTCGTGAGGTTAAATATGCCATTGCTACTGCGTTTTTGAGTGCCATTACCTCTGCTACTCCTAATTTGACAAGTGCAGGTCTTACGGCAGGTACGGGGTCAACGGGCAAACTTGCCGACATTCCACCTGCGGTATATGAGGATATGGTAATCAATTCTGGTTACAGCCCGTATCTGTGGATGCTGAATAGCCCTGATTACGCCAAATTCTTCAACGAGGAAAAGGTTAATCTTCTTTGGTATGCCATGAATGAGCCTATTATTACCCCTTGCAAACAGGTATCAGCAGGTGATATTCTCGGAATTGACCCAATGATGTTCCCTCTGTACGTTTACAAGGATGTTACCATTGAAATTGGCCGTGTTGGTGATGACTTTAAGAACAACACCGTAACGGTTCGTGGTGAGGCTCGTGTTGGTTGGGATTTGAATGGTAATTGCCTTAAGGCGTTCTATTTGGACACTATTGCTAACACTCTTGCTGCTATTGCCTAATGAAGAAACTTTATAGAAATATCTTGACTGGTGACTTTATTACAGAGGATGTTTTTATGAAGTTGCCCGAATGGAAGAAATCTGATTACGAACTTATCAAAACTAAATCACATGGTTCCTACGTTTCAAAGTAAGGAGGAATTATACGAATACCTAAAGCTAAACAAGGATTTGTTGGTTAGGCAGAAAAAAAGCCAAATGAAATACGCTGATGCTATTTCGTATAACCAAATTGCCGATGAATCTGATGTGGTGGAGAAAGGGATGAATAGCGGAATGGACGAAGACCCAAAGAAACTCCGTGTCAAGGCCGTTATCAACACAACAAACATTATGGACAGCCATGATGATGTTCATTTCCCTAATCTTTGGAAAAAGTCGTTGTCTGAAAACAAAACCATTCTGCATCTGCAAGAGCATCAAATGCAGTTTGACAAGTTAATTTCTGACAAGGTAAATGCCTACACGGAGAATATTTCATGGTCTAAAATGGGTTATCCCTATGAAGGTAAAACCCAAGCCTTGATTTTTGACAGCGAAATTGACGTTGAGGACAATGCCTATATGTTTGAACAATACAAAAAGGGCCGTGTTCGCAATCACTCTGTTGGAATGCAATATGTAAAGGTTGCACTTGCTGTAAATAGTAAGGATTCTGCCTTTAAGGAGGAGAAAGAAACGTGGAACAAGTACATTGATTCCATCGTAAACAAAGAGGTACCTGAAGAAAAAGGTTACTTCTTTGCTGTGACAGAGGCAAAGGTTATTGAGGGTAGTGCAGTTCTCGTTGGCAGTAATCGTGCTACACCCACACTTAGCGTTTCTGAAGCCGATAAGGGGCTTGCAATCCCTGACACTTCTGAACATATAACCGAGGAGCCGCAACCAAGCACTCCAAAGGTCGACTGGAATTTTATCATTAACACCTTAAAAACTTCAAAATGAGCGAAGTAACAAAAGAGGTACTTGACGGTCTGCAAAACACCTTTTCTACAAAGGCCGAAGTACAAAACCACATCGAAGGTCTGAAGAGCCAACTGAATGCCTCTGCCGACCAAATGCAAAAGCTGGAGAACATTCTCGTTGAGCAAGGCAACCAACTGAACGAAGTAAAAAGCGCAGGTCAGATTGAGAATGCCAAGAACATGAACTTCACCGAGCAGTTTGAGGCTATTATGAAGGAGAATGTTGAAGGAGTTTCCGACTTCCGCAACAAGAAGGCTCCTTTTACCTTCCAACTGAAATCTGCTGGCACTATGACCATCGCAGGTAACGTGACTGGCGAAACTGGTCTGCTGCCTTACCCGCAACTTGTTCCCGGCTACAATCCTTACCGCTGGAACCCCGCCACATATCTTGACTATGCGCTGATTGGCAATGCCACTTCTGCCCGTATCGCCTATGTTGACGAAGTAAGCCCTGATGGTGCTGCTACGGCTGTAACTGAAGGTAATCCCAAGCCGCTGATTGACAAGGATGACAAAGTAGCTGTAAGCAACGCTGTAAAGATTGCTGCTACTATCAACATTTCTGACGAGATGCTTGATGACATTCCTTTCATGGGTACGCAGGTTAACACCCGCCTGATTGGTGAGGTTCGTCGTGTTTCTTCTTCGAACATCTACACCTACATTGATTCCGTAAATGGTCTTAGTGCCGTTTCTTCTTCTATGGCAGGTTTTGGTGGTACGACTGCTAACATTTGGCAACTGATTGTAGCCGCCAAGCAAACTTTGGCTCTGCAAAACCACACTTGCACTCACGTTTTCTTGAACCCTGTTGATTATGCTCGTCTGCTGTTGCTGAAAGGTGATGAAGAATCTCCTGTAATTGTAAGCGCAGGTGAAACCATCGTTCACGGCGTAATCGTTGTATCAAGCAACGCCCAAGCCGTTGACACCTACCTTGCTGCTGATTACAGCAAACTGAATGTTCTTGCTTACAAGAATCTGACGGTTGAAATGGGTTGGAATGGTGATGACTTCAAGAACAATATGCGTACTTTCCGTGCAGAATGGCGTTTCCACCGCTACATCATGGAGAACGACAAAAATGCGTTCCTGATTGGTGGTGTTTCTGCTGACCTGACCACTCTTTCTATCTAACCTAAAAATTGCACACAAATGAAAAAGTACATCTTCGCAATTATCTCCATTCTGTGTTTGGCTGCTTGTAATGAGAAAGCCAGCGCACAAGGCAAGGCCATCACCATGACTGGTTCTCATGCTTCTACCGACACCATTACCAATGCAGGTACGGTTTATCTGACTTCTCCTTCTCTTGCTGCTTATTCAAGCGGTAAGTTTGCTGTAAGTCTGCTGACTGCAAACGTAAGTGGCACTTCTACCTTCAAGGCTATCCTGCAAGGCAGCCAAGATGGTACGAATTGGGTAAACGTACACGGAATCGCTGGTACTGATGGTATCAACTGCGACACTCTGCAAGTTACCTCTGCCGCTCCTGCTTACCACACCTTTGCCGTGATTCCGGGTAGCGTAAAAAGCGTAACTTCCAGCACCTTTCTGTACACTAATGCTTCTCGCTATCTTTATCTGCGTGTAGCTTGTGTAGGCACTGGTAGTCAAAGTACAATTGTTTCCGCAAAACTGGTTCCCTTCCAATAATGCAAGTACAAATTGTTAAACGCCATTTGAATTGGGTTCCCGGTCAGGTGATTGAGGTATCGGAGGCTAATGCGGCCAAATTGGAGCGATATGGTGTAGCCATCGCAGTTGCTTACAAGCAGCAAGCCGAACCCGATAACTTGACCGAGGACACCAATTCTGTGGCAGAAAAACCAAAACGAAAGAAGAAGATAGATGGCTAACGTAACTACTGCGGCAATGTTCAAGGGGGCTATAATGCTCCCGAATACAAGTACATCCTACCCCGAGGGGCAGCAACTTGCCACGTTTATTGCCCAGTACGAGCGTGAGTACATTATGACCTTCTTTGGCTATACGATGGGGACTGCCCTGATAGCAAATATTGGTTCCGTTACGCCCGATCCTGATTTGGACAAGATTTTGTTTGGCGATACCTACACGGATTCGCAGAACATTGTTCAAGAGTGGATTGGCTTCAGCAATACGCAATTACAAAGCCCCATTGCAAACTATGTGTATTGCAAGGTGCTGCAAACGAGGGATAGCCAAACCACGGGTATCGGTGAGGCTTTCCCCATTGCTGAAAACACCATTAGAACTGACGCTGGCCCGAAAATGGTCAATGCTTGGAATCAGATGGTAGAATGGAACTATTACTTGCATGAGTACATCAAAGCCAATGAAAGCGTCTATCCTGATTATGTAGGCTTACGGGAATCTAACTATTACCTCCACAACACAATCAATCGGTTCAGCCTGTGAATGTACTCAACATACCTTCGATTATAGGCGATGTGGTCGAACAGGCCGCATTTGAACTTGGTACGGATATTCAGTACAAGCACGGCACATGGAAGCACATTATGAGCCGCATTCTTGCTGAAAATGGTGGTACTAACCCGAATGAGAGATTCCCATTAGTCTGCTTGGTACAGGTCTTTGAGGAAAGGTATCGTTCAGACAATGATTATGCGGAGGTCTTGTTGACCTTGCTTATCTGCAACATTTCAGACCCTAATTGGGTTAGTGAGGACAGGTACACCAATAACTTCATCCCCGTCTTGTACCCTATTTACAAGAAGTTGCTTGAAATATTGCAAACCAACCAATATGTTGTAGGTTACAATCGTGTTACGTTTGAACATACAAAGATTGATGACCTTTATCTGCCCGAAGGTGATGCCAATAAGTTGCCAGAGGTTTTGGATGGATTGTGGCTGCGTGATTTGCGTTTGCGGATTGACGTAACCAAATGCCCATCTTACCCAGAAGTAACCTCTGTGCTTGAATTTGGTACTCCAATGCTTGCACCGGGCTTTCCAACAGGAATACAAGAGGTTTCGTTTGATATTACTTTCAGCGATACCGATGCTTTCAAGGATGGTTCTACTTTCACAATAGACATATCAAGTGCCACTGGCGTTTTAACAATTAGTACGCTTGATTCAAATTTGACATTAAGCCAAGTCAATAACTTGACCACGGTAACGATTGCAGATGCTTCGTTGGTCGGTTCCACGTTAACTTTCAAGGCTGGAGGCGATTTGCCACCTGCTGCGGGGCTAACAACAGGTCAAGTTACCGCAATGGCTAATCTTCGTCCAAATTGGGTCAATACTGCAAACACATCTGATTCTGTAACATTCTAAATTCATTGCAATGAAAAGTGTAAATCTTCAATGCGTAGGGGACAATCAAAATACTGGCATCCCCTCGTGCAGTTGGACACCTTCCAACATTACAGGCGCAATTTTGCTGCCTAAAGGTAAATCATATACGGTTGCCGATGTAGCTACTCTGTGGACTACTCTGCAAACCGATTGTTCTGTTGACAGCCCTTCTCAACGTATCTATCCCGTTCTTCCGTTCAAGGCTATTGATGACCAAAGCACGGACATTCAGATTGAAACCGATGGCTATGGTGGTAAATCCTTTGTTCGTGATGGCGATTACGATTGGATGTTTGAGTACAAAAACGGCTTCTGCTTTTACCAAAGTCTGCGTTCTTTCCACACCAAGAACCAATCTTGGGATGTTATGTTCATTGACGAGGTGAACAATACTCTGTGGGGTACTGAGGATGCAAATGGTGATTTGGTTGGGTTCTCTTTGGAACTGCTGCTTGTACCGAACATCAAAATCAATACGGGTGCTGCTGCTACCAAGTATCACATTCGCTTTGGTTTGAGCAATCCTGCCGAACTCAATGATGCTTCATACACGGTTAGCTTCCCGACAAATCAGCAACTGATGAAGTTGAGTGGTCTGCTTGACACCTACATCGCTACTTCTAATCCAAGTATTGACGGAGGTACTGGAGTTTGCGACCTCAATCTGAATAGTGCTTGCGGAAGTGTAGATATGGCTGAATTGTATGCAAGTGAACTTGCTGATGCAACTCCTGCCTACTGCTGGCAAGCCTACAATGTAACTGGTGCTAATGCAGTTTCGGTTACTGGTGTATCAATTACTGGCTCAACCATTACAATCACTACAAATATTGCTCAACACGCCCCCGGTGATGAGGTTGATATTTGGTTTGGTGAGGTAAGTGATGCAGTTGCAGTAGGTATTACTGGCTATGCTGCTTCGCCCAAGTATCGTTTCACAGTTGTCTAATCTTAATTTATGGTAGTAAAATATCCAACTTGTAGTTTCCGTGCTGATTTTGTAACAAGGTTCTCTAAAGAGGAATTTGTGAAAATGTATAGCGGTACGGCTTTTTTTAAAGGCCAGAAACAAGCCGAAATGCTTGCTGATTGCTATGATAAAGCGGTCACTATGGTTGGGTTAACCATAACGGAGGAAAAGGAGGGGGATTTGGTTCCCCCTCCCGATCCTTCTGAAACAGAAGAAAATGACAATATCGGATATGTTGACGAGGCTTGAAGCCTTTAACTTATATCGTGAGGCTGCTGATGTTCTTATGAACAATGAACAAGAGATTGTTTCATTGAACAAAGAGCAGTTGATGGATGGTGTTGACAAGGAGAATGTCAAACTGCGAGATTACCATTTCCCGTGGTACGCAGATTTCAAAAGCCGATTAAATAGCAAAGGAGTAACCGATTTGAAGGTAACTGGCGCATTTCACAATGGTTTTGCCATATCTTTGGTTGGTGATAATAAATATCAGATTTTTAGCCGTGATTCAAAGAATAATATGTTGGTAAACGGATGGACAGGCAGAAATGGTGTTTCTGTTCCCGGTTACGGGCAAAAAATCTTTGGTTTAACGGAGGAGAGTGTTCGCTTGGCTCGTGAACGCTTTTTTAACAACGGAATGGCCGCAAAATTGGCCGAAAAGGTCTTTGGATGAGGTGTATTCCATGTGAATATAAAGCTGCCCAAAACAAGGCTAAAACAGCTTTTCTTTTAGAAATTGGCCTTAAACGAGCCTATGAACAAAATACTGACTATGTTATCTACGAGGATTCAGAGGATGGTATCTACAAATTGGCTACGTTCGATGAGGCAATCAGGCGTAAGGAAAGAATCGTGGTTAATATATCACGATTTGAAGGAGTTAACACTTGACAGGTTCATTGATTGCTACTGCAATAATAATTTAAGTAGATTAGTAAAGATTGGCGAACCGCCATTGAATGAGTTAGAGGCTGCATGGGAGGCTATTCAGGCCAAATACGTTGAACTTATAGGAGGAGATGACTTTACCGATAAGGTCAATTTGATTACAACAATACAAGATTTAAGTTGCAAGGTAGAAATGGTTGAGGCTTTAATAGAAGTTTTAGCCATTGCACCGACAGAAGGCTTATTTTTGCAACTATACAACTTTGGATATAATCTACCATCATTGCCTTATAATGAGCCGAATATAGAAAGATTGTGCAGGATGATTACGGCCCACATGAAGCGTGATGTAGCGCAGATACAAGTTCTTACAAAACAATTAGACGAGCAGACCGCAAAGGGTGAAAAGGTAACGGAGGAGGTGTTTTACAAGATTCTTGTGGAGATTGGAGATGTATTTAAGATTGTTTTGAAGGAAAGTGAAACAAGTGTAATGGCTTTTGCTATGTATGTAAGGAAATACAAAGACAAGGCCGACCAATTAAACGCACAACAACAAAAACGAATGATATGATGTTTGTACTTGGAATTATAGTAGGTATAGTATTGATGATAATTACCCGTGTAATTATTTATCGTGCTAATATAATTGCCATCCGTAGGCAAGTGGAGATTGCGGAGCAAAAACTTAAAGAACTAATCGAAAAAGAACAAAATGGCGAATTTAATTGACGAGATAGTATCGCAGAAAGCGTTTGATGAACTTGAAAGGCTGAAGCGTGAACTTGCGGAGGCGCAAAAGTCCATTGAGGCTTTTTATAAGCAAACTGGGTCAATGCCAAAATTTGGTGGTGCTGGGACTGCCACATCCGAATTGGAGAAAATGGTTGCTTTAACCAAGCGGCTAACAGAGCAAATACAAGTATATGGTTCTGTTGCTGGTAAGGCATTAGTAGAAGCCCAACAAGCCAAACGTGAATTAGTTAATGAAACAAAGTTATTAGTTCAACAAGAACAAGCCGAGGAAGGCAGCATAAATCAACTCCGTGCCTCATTGAATCTGCTTACAAAGCAATACGAATCAATGGGCAAAGCCGCAAGGGAAGGTCTTGGTGGCAAGGATTTACACGCCCGTATAATGGCTACTCGGACAGAGGTTGACAAACTTGAACAATCTCTTGGCAATTATAAAAGGAATGTAGGTAATTACACTAATGCTACTTTCCAACTTTCACAAGTTTTCCGTGAACTACCAGCGTTTACTTTTAGTGCTACTACGGGTATTATGGCATTGTCCAATAACCTTCCAATGTTGCGTGATGGTTTTATTCAAGTAGCACAAGCGACAAATAAAACAACTGGAGAGGTAAACGGCACAATGGGGGCATTGAAAATATTTGGTTCAGCAATTTTTTCTGTCGGTAATTTGTTTACTCTTGCTATTGCTGCTGTAACGATATTTAGCAAGGAAATAAGTACATTGTTTCAAAATACAAACAAATTAGTTGATGGGCAAAAGGAATTAGCATCTGCTTTTGATGAAGGGCAAAAAAATGCTTATGCAGAACAAGTTAGTTTAAACTCTTTATACACAGCAATGACTGATACAAATAGAAGTATGGATGAAAGATTAACTGCCATCAAAGAAATAAGGGATAAATATCCTGCGTATTTTCAAGATTTGACAGATGAAGAAATGTTAACAGGCAAAGCAGGTGAGGCATATAGAAAATTATCAAATGATATATTGAGTGTTGCAAGAGCAAGAGCAATAGAATCAAAAATTGCAAAGATTTATGAAGATACACTTGAAACAGAATTGCAATTAAAAGAAAACTTGCGTAAAGCATCTGCCACAGAAGCATTGGATAGGAATAAAGAGATTGATATGGCAAGGTATAGTGGCCTTAATAAGGAAAAAGAAACATTTACATTAAGTGCTGAAGCCGCAAATAAACATAGGTTAGATAAAAAACGTATTGCTCAAACTGAACTAATGGATTTTATGAGCAGTAGGCAACAACAATTAAAAATTCTTGAAGATGCTATTTCAAAGGAAACTTTATTGTTAAAACCGAAACCAGAAAAAGAAAAAGCAAAAAAAGAAAAAGAGAAAAAAGAAAAAGAACCATTTAAGCCAGAATTTAGATTTGACGATGATGATTATGAAAATATAAAGAAGTATTATGATGAATTAGTTAAGAATTTAGAAAAAGTATGGAAAGAAGTAAAACCATATTTTGAGCAACAAATAGTTGAGGATATTGAGGGTAGCATGAATAGTCTTGTAATGCCAGTATTAGACCCACAATCTGCTGCTTCACTAAACGCCCAATTAATGAACAGGGCCAAACAAAACAAGAAAAATTTAGATGACCAAAAAGCTGCTGCTGAAGAATTAAAAGAATTATTTACAGCAATAGAGAATCTTGCAAATTCTATAACTCAATCATTGACAACAATCAATGATATAATTAATCAAAGAATAAATATTGAGTTTGATGCCCGTGAGAAGCGAATGAATGAATATTATGACAATGAAGAATATAGGATAAAAAGTACAATGATTAATGGCGTTGCCAAGGAGCAAGAATTGATGAAAATTCAAGCCCAGAGGGATGCCCAACAAAAGAAATTAGATAGGGAAAGGCTTTTGGAACAAAGGAAAGGTGCTGCTCGTGAAAAAGCGATTAATATTGCTGGTATTATAGCGAATACAGCATTGGGTATTACAAGGGCGTTAAGTGATACTGGCATTCCTCCGTACATTAGATGGATTAATGCTGTGGCAGTCGGTGGAGTTGGTACTGCCCAGCTTGCGGCTGTTATCGCACAGCCCTTGCCTCAATTCGCAAAAGGTACTGAAAGTTCACCAGAGGGTTATGCCGTAGTAGGTGAAAAAGGACACGAACTTGTAATTGAGCCAAGCGGCAAAAAATGGGTAACTCCTGCAAAGGACACAATTACATATTTAAGGAAGGGTTCTAAGGTTATTCCAAACGATAAATTGATGACAATGGTTAGGGATAGTGCCTATGTTGAATTGGCAAATATGAATATGCCTGTCACTCCTGATTTGTATGGCAAGGCATTGGTTGACCAATTTGAGCGTTTGAGTGATGATGTAAAAGATTTAAAGGCCGTCATGAGTAACAAGGATATGCGTGTCAATATAGTTGGTAACTTTGACCATTATATGCACGTTAAACGCAATATCAAATAATGCAACTAAAACTATTCAAATACTATTTAAGATTCTATAATACCACTACTTCGGCATGGAATTACTTTTACGTTGATAGTAATGGTGTTGTTCAATCTACTGCGACTAAAACTGAACTTCCGCAAGCCCCTAAAGGTTGGGATGGGCAGACTTTGGTATGGGAAAGAGGGTTTCAATGGTATGGGGTATTTACAAACTATTCAAATCCATTGCAATTTGTCAATGATGGGGCCAAAATATTAAAGGATAGGTATTATAGTCAAGGAATTGAGGCCGAATGCCAATTATTGATTGAAAGGCATACAAACGAGGTATCTACTTGGGGCTATCAGGAATATTATAAAGGTGATATTGATTTCAGCCGTTTTAAAGACATGAAGGACTTTGTGGAAGTATCTATCATGGAAAGCGGGTTTTTGGCTAAATTGAAATCAAACGAAAGCACTACAATAGAAATCCCAGTAGAAAATAACCCTAATGTGATTTGGGTTAACATGGATGGAATAAATTTAAGGCACATTACAACCTTTACTGGCTTAACAGATGAAGTGCATCAAAATGATTCTATTTATGTGTTCAAAATACCAAGCATAGTAAAATATGGCACTCCAAAAGGTGTTACATTTAATGCAGTACCATACGACCAATTAATGACATTGGATGGAGATATTGCTAATATCTATGTAAATACTGGAAGCGTAAATCAAGATATTGAATTAGTACATGATTATAGCATATATGTTTATGATGTTAATTCGTTAGGATATTTCGGATATTTTTATGCTATTGTTCAGCCTGATTCTCCAAGCCCAATAGCAGCTACGAATGTATATTGGATTTTGCAGGGCGGGTTTATAAATCCGGGAGGTACTTTCACATTTGTCGGGAGTGACACACAAACAATAACCGTACCTGCGGGGCTTGCGTTGCGTGTATGTATTGGGATGTTTACTAATAACACTTATTCATCAGCAAATAGCAGCTTATCATTTGAATCTAAAACAAATTCACTTTCATTAGTTGGCACATTAATCAACAAATATCAGTCTACATACATACCTGCCTTGCCATCATTAACCATTGCAACCGCTTTATGTGAGAATATAGACCAAAATGTAAGTACATATAGCCGACCTGCTATTGATTATCCTGCTTACTTGTTGACTTGTGGTGATGCTTTACGGAATTTGCCGGGATCGGTATTGAAAACAAACTTTGCCGATTACTTTTCGGCAATAAATTGTATGTTCAATGCCGCATTTTATTTTGACAAGGCAAATAATGAAGCGCAGTTTCTATACAAATACTTTGTGTTTGACCCTACTGGCCCAATTATAGATTTAGGAGATGTAAATAATTTTGAGGTTACCCCATTAACAGAAGAAATGTTTTCAAAATTATTGATTGGATATACAGAACAAAGCTATGATGATTATAATGGCAAGGATGAGTTTAATACAAAATATGAATTTCAAAGTCCATTATCACGAGTAACGAAAGATAAGAATTTGGTTAGCCCATATCGTGCTGATATGTATGGTATTGAACTAACACGAATCAACTTTACAGATAAACAAACCACAGACCCAGCTTCCGACAATGATGTGTTTTGGCTGCATATAGATGATTCTGCGCCAGCAGGGACAATACCTGCTGGGTTGCCGGGTGCGGGTCAGAACTACTACAACCTTTATCGTGACAACACTTTAACGGTTACGGGCGTTTTATCTCCGTCAACTGCATTTAACATTGATTTTTCGCCAAAAAGGAGAATGTACACATGGGGTTATTGGATTAGGAGTATAATGTACCCCAATATAAGCCCTGATTTGGTATATAAATCAACAGCAGTTTCGCAAGCTAATAATGTTGGTCTTGAAACGGACGATGGTGTGACAATTATAACCGAAAAATTGAACGAGCCTATTAACAATTTGCCCGGAACATCATACACATTAGAAAGCCCAAATAGGAATCAAGTATTTTACCCATTAGTATTCAATATTGAAACAAAAATACCAAGCAACATTATGGATTTGATGACAAACCCTAATAACGAAATTCAGTTTACTTATAAGGGTAATACTTACTATGGTTGGCTGCTTCAAGTGTCTGATGAGCCTTCATTTACTCCAAAGCAGACGTACAAATTAATTGCCTCAACTTCTAACAATCTAACTGACCTGATAAATGGCCTATAATTTCGACATAGCACCTTTGAACCCATTGCGGTTTTACCAACTTTCTGATGAATTGATTGACTTCCCAGATAGTGCGGTGTTAAACAACTATAATTTGTTCGACCCGAATTACAATTATAGGTTATTTGATGAGGATTTCTATTTGCGTAATGTTCCAGTTTGGGATGAGGCGCGTTTTTTTGCTCAACCATTTCAGCAGGGTGACATTATCCGTGTTCAATTTTTGGGCCTTGATGATATACCAAGTGGTGTGTATGCAGGTAATCCATATACAGCATACATTATTGATTGCAACAATAAGATTTACGCATCATACTCCGTCACTTCCCCATCGGTTACGTTAATTGATGGTCTGCGGATAAGAGAGGTTGAAATACCATTGTTTAATGTCCCAGAGGGTTATTATCGTGTTGTAATCAGAAGGAGAGAGATTGCGGTCACATCATACCGTGAATTTGTTATTTCAGAGCCGATTCACGTTAAACAAACTCACCCGTATAGCGTTTTAATCAATTACACAAATAGCAAAAACGCACAAGGTGTAA